CGCCGGGGGCAACAGCTATCCCAAGTATGCGGCTGGTCAGTGCTATCCGTTGCATGAGGATGCAGATCGCCATATCGCGGCTGGCATCGCCGAAGCGATTGATGTTCGCATTGATGGGGCGGATGCGGCAGACAAGGCAGAAAAAGCGCAGGCCAAAGCCGATGCAGCTCTGGCGGCCGCCGGTCAGGCGCAAGACTTGGCAAACCTTGCCGTTGCCGCTGAAGAGATTGCTGTGCGATCTGGTTCAGAAGTTTCGACCGTCTAGTAAGTCATGCCGCTCCAGCGCATAACCGCACCATCCATTGAGCCGGTCACTCTGGCCGAGGCCAAGGCCCATTTGCGTGTTGATTTTGCCGACGACGATGCGCTGATTGCTGCATTGATCGCCGCCGCACGGCTCCACGCTGAAATGCTGACTGCGCGCAGTTTTATCACGACGCGCTGGAAGCTCATTCTCGACTGCTTTCCGGGCCCGAGCCTGATCGGCGTTCCCTATGGCGAAGCATTTACGCTGCCGGGCCACGCTATCTTGCTACCCAAGTCGCCGGCTGCGTCTGTCATCAATATTCAGTATCTCGATATGGGCAGCGCGCTGCAGACGATGCCAAGCACGGATTACGTGGCTGACCTGGCCTGCGAGCCGGCGCGCATCACACCGGTATTTGGCAAGATTTGGCCAGTCAGTCTGCCCCAGATCGGCGCCGTATCCGTCACCTTTGACGCTGGCTACGGGGCCACAGCAGATACCGTACCAGAAGGTATCAAAAGTTGGATCAAGCTGCGCGTTGGCAGCCTCTACGAACACCGCGAGAGCGTTGCCCTGCTGGCGCGCGGAAAGATCGAGCCGCTGCCGTTTATCGATGGACTGCTAGATCCGTATGAGGTGGTCACGCTATGACTATCGGGCTGCGAGCAGGCGATCTGCGCCGCCGAATAACGATCCAGCAGCGCAGTGCATCGATTGATGCCGTTGGCGGCCAATCGATCAACTGGAATGACGTGGCCACCGTGTGGGCATCCATCGAGCCGTCGGCTGGTCGTGAATTGATGACGGCCCAGAAAATGAATATCGATAACCCGGCGACGATCACGATCCGCTGGCAATCATCGTTTGCGGACCCGAAAGCGGTGGCAGCCATGCGGGTGATCTACGGATCCCGGATCTTCAATATTCATTCAGCCGTGAATCAGGACGAGCGTAATCGCGTCCTCGTTTTGCTCGCATCGGAAGGACTCAATGATGGGTAAAACGCAACATGTGGCTGGCCTCGCCGATCTCGCCGCCGCCTTGCGCGAACTTCCTCAGCGCATTGGTCGCAACGTGCTGCGTGGCGCGGTAGCCGCTGGCGCTGCTGAGATACGCAAGGACGCCAAGAACAAGGCGCCTCAATACACCGGGCGTATCGCAGACGGGCATCCGCCGCCCGGGACATTGAAGCGCGCGATCTATCAGAAGCAGATCAATGAGCTATCAGACGCTCAACGTCAGGTGTTCTTCGTCGGTGTGCGCCAAGGCAAGAAGTACCGCAAGCAGGGTAAGAAGGGTGACAAATCGCAGGACGCCTACTACTGGAAGTTCGTCGAATTTGGCACATCGAAGATGAGTGCTCGGCCCTTCCTGCGCCCGGCCTTCGAAGCTTCGAAACTTCAGGCCGTTGATCGCATACAGGAATACATGGCCGAGCGCATTCCCCGCGAAGTCGAAAAACTGCCGGGTGCCAGCAAGTGAGTATCGACGATCGCATTCAGGTGCTATTGAATCCGCTGGCCAGTGGAGGCGCATTTCAAGATATCGCGATACAGGGCGCGGTAACGCCTTACATCGTCTGGATGATGGTTACGTCGACCACGAATAACTCCCTGGCCGGTGCGTCGGATGTGCAGAACACACGGTTGCAGATCGATTGCTATGCAGCCACGCAGGCATCCCGCAAGGCACTGGCCGATTCGGTTGTCACCGCGCTGGCGGCGGCGGATTTTCAAAACGTGCAATTGACAAGCCAGAACCTCTATGAGCAGGACGTGAAGCTATTTCGCGCTCTGCTCGAGTTTTCCGTCTGGTCGGCCGGTTAGCCGAACCAACCCACCACCGGCCGCCTTCGGGCGGCTTTTTCATTTGGAGAAGGCGATATGACTTCGACTGCAATTTCTGCGCAGGGTTCGACCCTGCAAATTGGCACTGGCAGCGGCGGTGCCAAGACTATTTCTGGCATTGCCGTTGGCTATCCAACGATCATCACCTCGACTGCCCACGGTCTCAACAACGGCGACGTCGTCACGCTGGCCGCATTGACCGGCGCGGATGCGGCCCTGCTCAACGGGCAAACCGTCTCGATCTCAAATAAGACGGCGAATACGTTTGCCGTCAGTATCGACACCACTGGCAAGACGATTACTGCCGGCAGCGGCACGGCGACACCAACAACCTGGACGCAGGTGAAGAACCTGAAATCGTTTAGCGGCTTCGATGGCCAGGCCTCTGAACTCGATCGGTCGAACCTTGACAGTACCGCAAAGGAGTTTGTGCTCGGCCTCGTCGATTACGGTCAATTCAGCATCGACATCGATTACGACTATACCGATGCTGGCCAGGCAGCGCTGGTCGCCGCGCAGGTATCTGGTGCACTCAAGACCTTCAAACTGACGTTGCCCGACGCACACACCGCAACCTTTGCCGCTTATGTGAAGCGCCTGCCGGCAGCGGGTGGCGTCGATCAGATTGTCAAGCGCAACGGCGCGACCTTACGGATTTCCGGCACGATCACCTGGGCTTAAACCATGCTTGATAAAAACGCGATTCTTTCAGCACAAGACATTAAAACGGAAACCGTCACTGTCACCGAGTGGAATGGCTCGGTTGGAGTCCGTACGCTTTCTGCGACCGATCTACTCAGCTTCTGGGATTCGTGCCGTGATGCTGCGGGCGAACTCGTCCGTGACCGCGTGCAGCCAGCGCTACTGGCGCGCACCTTGGTCGGCGATGATGGCGCCCGGATCTTCAACGACGAAGACATCGGCGCGCTGATGACGAAGTCGGCTGGCGCGGTTGCCAAGTTGTTCGAAGCCGCACAGCGCTTGAACGGGCTTGGCGGCGCTGCGGAGGATGCAACAAAAAACGGGTAAGCCGGCCGGAGCGCCGGTTCCTGTTTCGCCTTTGCATACGGCTTGGGTATCCGCACCCAGATCATCTGCTCGCGCAAATCGATGCCCACCAGCTTGCCGAATGGCGTGCGTTCTATGACCTCGAACCCTGGGGCGAAATGCGCGAGGACTTCCGGGCCGGGCAAGTATGCGCGACGGTTGCCAATTACGCCGGGAAGATGCGCGGCGAAGGTGTCAGCCCGGCGAATCCTGCTGAGTTTATGCCGTCACTGAGGGAACTTAGCCACTCACAGGACGGCAGGCCAATCTTGCTGCCTGACCGCAAAGCCCACGCGGCACTGCTGCGCAAAACCATTTTCAACAAGGACGACTGACCATGTCGCAAGACTTCGGCACACTGGGTCGGCTGGTGGTTTCGCTTGAAGCGAACCTCGTGCAGTTTGAAGCCGGGCTCAACAAGGCCGAATATCAAATGCAGCAGTTCGGCGAGCGCATGGACACCCTTACCAGCAAGGCAGGGAGTGCGTTGAAGGGGCTTGCGGCAACCGCTGTCGCAGCATTTACCTTCGATGCCATCGTCAGCGGCGTCGAGAAGGCAATCGCAGCAGCGGCTGAGCTGGAACAGATGTCACAGAAAGCCGGCGTCTCGGTCGAGGCGCTATCCGGCTTGAAGTCGGCAGCGAAGCTATCCGGCACGGCGCTTGAAGAAGTCGTAAGCAGCCTGCAAAAACTCGACAAGGCCATGATCGAGGCCGAATCAGGCAGCCAGAAGCAGGCCTCGACATTCAAGGCGCTCGGTATATCGATGTCTGATCTGAAAACCTTGTCTCCCGATGAGGTCATGCTCAAGGTCGCGAAGTCCCTCGACCAGGTGCAATCGGGCAGCGAGCGCGTCGCCGCAGCCCAGATCCTCTTCGGCAAAGCTGGCGCAAATTTGCTGCCGATGTTGCATGACTTGGCGACTCAGGGAGAAATCGTCGCCAAGGTGACCACCGAACAAGCCGCAATGGCTGATCAATATGAGCGGTCATTGATCGCACTCGACAGTCGTAAGAAGGCTCTTTACAACACGATCGCCATGGCATTGCTGCCGACGATGGTCGATGTCGTCGATGCGTTCTCGAAGTCGGACTCGGTCGTCGGCCGATTGAATAAGACGGCAAAGGACCTCGCTGCCGATAACACGATCCAGAGTTGGGCACGCACTGCCGCGACCGGCGTGGCGTTCGTCGTCGATGTCTTCGACGGTCTCACTCGCGTCGTCCAGATCGTTGGCAAGGCCATCGCTGCAACCGCGGCCGACGTGACCAGTTTTGTGGGGGGATTTGCGGGGCTCGGAATTACGTTCAAACAGGGCGGTCTTGATGCCGTTAAGTCGCAGATTTCGGGTGCATTCTCCGAAATCAAGTCGCATGGGGACGAGTTTTCCAAAGACCTTGATGCGATTCTCGGTAAGCAATTTTTCAGCGACAAGCTGGCCAGCGAATTCGCCGCGCGTGATGCAGGGCAAAAGACTCCGACCGAAAAGCCGCGCAATGTCGCACTTGGCCTGGGTGAGAAGGTCGGCAATGGATCGAGCGCGTTTGAAAACTTCCTGCTCGAACTCGAACGCCAGGCAACGAAGTTGGAATCTGGACTCATCCCAGAGCTCACACTCAAAGCGCAGCAAATGGCAAGCAAAGAGGGTAAGGATGCCGTCCGCGCGGCACCCGGTATCGCTGCCGTACAGGCCGCCGAGGAAAAGAAATTTGCCGACCAGTACGTCGATAGCCTGAAAAAGCAATCCGAGGCACAGGACTTTAGCCTGCTGCTCGTCGGCAAGACCGCGCACGAACAGGAATTGCTGAATATCCAGCACAAAGTCGATGTCGACTTGCAGGTCGCATTGCAGAACGAGACGCGCAAGCTCGGCCCTCTGACCGAGGAAACGCAGCAAAAGATGGCGACGGCGACGCAGCAGGCAGCCAACAAGATGATCGCCGCGGCAAACGCGCGATACGACGCCGAACGCAAATGGGAAACCGGCGCAAAGTCGGCGATGCAAAGCTACATCGAGATAGCTGGCAACGCCGCGGCTCAGGCTAACAAACTTTACACCGATGCCTTCAAGGGTATGGAGGACGCCCTGGTCAATTTCGTCAAGACCGGCAAGCTGGATTTCAAGTCAATGGCCGACTCGATCATTTCAGATCTGATCCGCATTCAAATCCAGAACAACATCACGAAAAATCTGTCGGCCGCGGTTGATGCCGCTGGGGGCTTTGGCGGTTTCTTTGGCTCGATTGCGTCTTCCATTGGATCGGGGATCAAGAACATGCTGCCATCGTTCGACGTTGGCACCGACTACGTCCCGAACGACATGGTCGCGATGGTCCACAAGGGCGAAAAGATCGTTCCCGCATCGCAGAACGCAGGTAGCAATGGCAGCACACCGGTCAATATCAATTTCAACGTGCAGGCCATCGACGCGAACTCGTTTCGCTCGACCCTGGCGTCGAATCAGAACGTAATCGTCGGCATCGTCCGACAGGCGTTCACGAAACGTGCGATTACTAGCCCGATCTGATCATGGCTCAATTCCCGACATCACCGTCGCCAACATCACTCAAGATCGGCAGCAATCAGCCGACGCTCGTTTCGACCGCGCATTCGCTACAGCGCCAGGTGCGATCCCGAGGGGGGCATCGCTGGCTCATTTCGGCCGCCTGGGCGATATTGCGCCGCGCCGAGTGGGCAGCGTTCTTTGGATTCGCTCAGGCGCAGCGCGGCCAGTACTGCACGTTTTCATACGTGTTGCCCGGTAACCTATCGAACGCCCAGGGCGTCGCATCGGGTTCTCCGCTCGTCAATGGCGGATCGCAATCCGGCCGGAGCGTCGTCACGGATGGTTGGTCCGCGAGCATCACCGGCATCATGAAAGCCGGTGATTTCGTCAAGTTCAATGGCCACAACAAGGTCTACATGCTCACCGCCGACGTGAATAGCAATGGCAGCGGACAAGTGACACTCGCCATCGAGCCGGCTCTGTTCGTCAGTCCGTCGGATAACGAGTCGATCATCGTATCGAACGTCCCGTTTACTGTCGCATTTTCCAGTGATGGCCGGTCCTCGAATGTCGCACCAGGCGGGCTCTACGACTTCTCCGCCGACATGATCGAGGTGCCGTGATGGATCGCGGCGCATCGGCTTCTGTCGTCGCGCAGCTCGGTGCCGCAGCGAATGAACCCTGTCACCTGTTCGAGTTATACCTCGACGATCAAACGGTTCGCACGACCGACGCCTATCGCAATCTCGTATGGGGCGGCAACACCTACGTCGGTGCGGGCTCACTGCTGGGGTTCGACGGCATCGAGGAAAGTGCGACGCTGCAAGTCACGACGGCACGCGTTCAATTGACCGGCGTCTTGCAAGACTCGATTTCGCTGCTGCTGTCGCACAACTACATCGACCGCCGCGTTGTCATCTACAAGGCGTTCATCCACGGCGCCGGGGTTGTCGTCGATCCGATCCCGATATTCGACGGTCGCGCCGACTCGCCAATGATCGAGGAAAACCCGGAAGCTGGCACGTGCACAGTCACCCTGGCTGCCGCGCAGCATTGGATCGACTTTGAGCGACTGCCGGGGCGGCACACCAACAACGCCGAGCAGCAGATTTGGTTCCCCGGCGACAAGGGGTTCGAGTTTGTGTCGAGTCTTAACCAGCAGATAAAGTGGGGTGCCGCGTGAAGATCGAGCATTGGGTAACCGCATTGCACGCTCGCGCGCAGGAACTACTCGGCACGCCGTTCAAGTATGGCGTCACTGACTGCCCCATGGTTTGCCTGATGATGCACGATGCCATGAGCAGCAAGGCTGAGGCAGACGTACATCGTGGCAACTGGTCGGATCGCAAGACCGGCCTCGACTACGTTCTTCGCACCGGCAACAGTCTCGAAAACGTGCTGCGCGGTCTTGGTTGCACCGATGTTGCTGTCGGGTTTCAACAGGTCGGCGACTTTATCCTGACTATTACTGCCGACGGATGGGTGCGCGGGCATGTTTGCCTGGGCGAGAAAGTCATTAGCGCGGATCGCGACAACGGCGTCAGTCTCTACGGCACCGTCGAGATACTAAAGCTGCCGGACCACACGCATAAGATTTTTAGGTTGCCAGCATGGTCGCCGCAGTAGTCGGCGCCGTCGCGGGCGCCTTTGTTAGCGATGCCATAGCAACGGTCGCCGGCGGTGTCATCGCCGGGTCGATCCTCGAAGGCGGCATCATTGGCGGCATCGCCGAGACTGTCGGCGCATCCGTCCTGGCGTCCGGGGTCGGCATGGTCGCTGGCGGCCTCACCAATATGGCGGTGCGATCGATGCTTGGGCCATCGGTTAATGCGCCGCAGTCTGTAGCACAGGCTGCGAATGCAGCCCGTGGCATTCTGCTCAATACGTCTGGCACTATCGATCCGATTAACGTGGTCTACGGCGCGCGCCGGATCGGCGGCACGTTGGTCTATGTGCAGTCGTCAGGCAGCAGCAACGAGTATCTACACCTGGTCCTGGCGCTCGCCGAGGGCGAAATAAATGCGATTAACAACGTCTACCTCGACGATGTCGTCAGCATCGATACGAAATTCAGCTCGTTGGTCACGATTGAAAAGTATGTCGGTACCGACACTCAGACGGCCAGCACGGCCCTGTCGGCCGCATGCGCCAATTGGGACTCGACGCACACGCTGTCAGGTGTTGCCTACGTCTATGTCAAGCTGCAATACGACGCGAACGTCTTTCACGCGATCCCGGTTATTACCTGTGACATCGACGGCAAGAAGGTCTACGATCCGCGCGACTCAACGACCAAGTTCTCGAACAACCCGGCGCTCTGTATTCGAGACTACCTGACGAACACGCGGTATGGCCGCGGAATTCCGTCGGCCGCGATTGACGATGCAACATTCATCGCCGCAGCGAACGCCTGCGACACGACCGTGCCGATTCCTGCCGGCACGCAGGCCGCCTATACCTGCGACGGCGTGGTCAATACTAGCGCGGCGCCACTGGCGAACCTGTCGGATCTACTCACCTCCTGCCGGGGATTTCTGGTCTATTCCGGCGGCAAATATAAGTTGCGGCTTGATATAGCCGGGACTGCGTCATTTGCTTTCACTGAAGACAATATCGTTGGGCAATGGTCAATCAAGTTGCCCGAAAAGCGTAACCGTGCCAACCGTGTATCGACCACATGGTTTGATCCGTCGAATAACTGGCAACCGAACATCGATACGCAAGATTCGACCTCCTACCGCAGTGAGGACAACGGTGTCCTACTCGAAGCTCAGCATTCGTTGCCCTACACCGCGAATGTTTATCGGGTGCAGCAGATCGGCCAGCAAACACTGAAGCAGTCGCGAAAGCAAACGCTTTGCCAATTTACGTCGACCATCGCGGGCCTGCGCTGCGAAGTAGGTGACTTGGTCACGATCACGCATTCGACGCCTGGATGGTCGAGCAAGGTCTTTCGTGTGATGCGGCTCGCGCTACTGTCGTCCGACGAGGTCGAAGTCACGGCCATCGAATATGACGCGAACGTCTATAACCTTGATGCGCTGGCGACGGTGTCTCCGCTGCCGGGAACGAACCTGCCCGATCCCTTGGCGGTCGGCTCGCCTACCGGTCTTTCTGTCGCCGTCCAGAACATCACGCAGCCGGACGGCACGGTCATTCCGCGTCTCGTAGCAAGCTGGTCGGCACCGAATGACGCATTCGTTGTTGGCTACGAGGTTGCCTATCGTGAGAATTCTGGCCCATGGGATACCACTACGGTTGCTTCGACTTCGATGGTCATTCCCGCGACCGTCACCGGACGCAATTACGACGTCCGGTTGCGCGCCATCAATTCGATGGGTATCCGTGGCGCATGGGTGGTTCTCAATGGCACGACCTGCACGGCACCGACGGTAGGGCCGAGCGCACCGACTGTGACGGCCACCGGCGGTATGTTCTCGGTACATGTCGCCTGGTCATTCGGGGATTCGCGCCAGGACATTCTCGGCACTGAAATCTGGTGGTCAATGGCCAACAATCGCAGCTCAGCCTTGATGCTGTCACTGGTACCCTTCGCGGCAAGGGAATACAACCACGTGGGTCTCTCGGCTGGCCAGGGAGGATATTACTGGTTCCGAGTAACCGATACATTCGGCAACGTGTCAGCCTGGTATCCATCTGGCTCGACTTCGGGCCTCTACGCGGTCGCCAATTCGGACCCATCCGCGCTGCTGACTCAACTGAAAACCAGCCTTGGCCTGGGTCAATTGGCAGCGGAATTGGCCGCACCAATTGTATCGATGCCTGGGGCGCTCACCTCTAATGCCCAGGCAGCCCTGCAATCGGCGTTATCGGAATACGATCTGACGACCCGGATGCAGTGGCAGGAGTCGGTGACGAACGCAACCGTCACCGTCGATCCGGCGACCGGAAGGATTGCGCTGCTAGCGACGGCCAACGTCACGACAGACGTTGAAGCGCGCCTAACGGCCGCTGAAGTCGTCGTTAATGCAGATCACGCAACATTGACCAGTACAGTCTCGACACTCTCCACAGTGCAGGGGAATCTGACCGCAGCGCAGTCCGCTATTACGCTCCTGCAGAGCTCGGTCTCGGTCGGGGCAAGTGAGGTCTATGTCGACAGTCAGATCGCCAATGCGGTGGGCGGAATAAACGTTACGTCGGCAAATGCATACACGAGCCTTGCTAATGAGGCGATCCGCGGCGCCATTGATATGTTCGACAGCCAGGCAACAGATCGCACGCTCAACGCGAACGTCGCCGTCGCCAATGCGACATTGCAGGCGCACGCCGACGCCATCGCGGCCGAGGCGAGCAGTCGCACCGCTCTGGTGGCAGTCGTTGTCTCGAACGCCGCGGCGATCATTAGCGAAGCGATGGCCAGGGCGAACGCCGATAGCGCCGAAGCGAGCGCGCGAACGCTTATCGACGCGCGGGTGACGAACGCCGAGGCTAATATTGTGACCGAACAATCGACACGGGCATCGGCTGACTCGGCGCTGGCGTCGACCATTTCGACGTTGACCGCGACGGTCTCAGGGCATACCTCGTCGATTAGCAGTGAGATCAGTACCCGGGCATCGGCTGACTCGGCGCTGGCGTCGACCATTTCGACATTGGCCGCAACGGTCTCAGGGCATACTTCGTCGATTAGCAGTGAGATCAGTACCCGGGCGTCGGCTGACTCGGCGCTGGCTTCGTCGATTTCGACTCTGTCGGCAACCGTCGGCACGAACACCAGCGCCATAGCTTCGGTTCAGGTGACCGCAACGGCCAGCGCGTCGTCGATTACCGGCCTGATGGCGCAGTACGTCTTGAAGGTCGATACTGGTGGCAACGTTGCCGGGATGCAACTTGCCAGCGGCAGCGGCGGCACCTCGGTGGTGTTTCTGGCTGACAAGTTCGCGTTTGTCGCCCCCGACGGCAGCGGCACGCCAAAGCAGGTCATGGTCGTCGGCAATGTCAACGGCACAAGTACCTTCGGCCTTGATGGCAACATGATCGTCGATGGTTCAATATCGGCAAATGCTGTCGCCGCCCGGTCGATTTCCGCGGGAAAGATCGCCGTCGGTGCGCTAACTGCGACCGAGATTGCGACGAACACGCTGACCGCCGATTTGATTGTGTCCAATTCGGCGACCAGCTTCGAGCAAGTCCAGCTTTCAATTGGTAATGGGGCGTGGGCATCATATTCGTTTTACATGCACCACGCAGGCTATGTGGCCGTTGCCTCCCAAGTCAATTTCTATTACAGCTCCGGGAGTGGGACATATACCTATGAAGGCCGAGTGTCAATTGATACGACCGGATCCTGGTGGGGTCAATCAGGAAGCTATACCAACTCGTCAGGGCCGACCGGCGTGAATCTTCAGGCTTCCGCCTGGTTGTCGGCGGGCTACCACACGATTTACCTATATGGGTATCACTCTGCCGCTGCCGGCAATCACACCGGCTATGCACTGCTCCTAAGAAGCTACCGATGAACTACCTCTTCCTATTTGATGCAGTTGGCAAATGCACTGCTCGCGTGACCACAGCAGATCCCGCCGACGCGCAGGCAATTGCAGGACGCAACGGTGCGGCTAGTTATCTTGTGTCCGATCATCCTCATGACATTAACGTCGCGACCAATGTTGATGGCCGGTTGCAAATCACACCACTCACTCTCCGTGTCATGGATTATCGAGAGCGGCGTTATCTCGCCTATCCGGCAATTGGCGACCAACTCGATGCGCTGTATCACGCGATGGCACGCGGCGAGTTGCCGATGATCCGTGATTATTACGATCCCATCGCCGCAGTAAAAGCTACCAACCCAAAGGAGTAATGCATCATGGCATGGTACAAAATCGGCACCATCACTGTCACGAATGGCACTGCCAGCGTCACCGGGGCGGGGACGTCCTGGGTTGATGTTGGCACGCTCAATGCGGGGGACATTCTGGTCGCACCTGACGGCAAGCAATACGAAATTCTGTCGATAGGATCGAACACTGGCCTCACGCTCGCGTCGAACTATCTTGGCACCAGCCTGGGCGGTCAGGCTTATGCGATTTACCCTATAGGCCTACTGCCATCTACGCTAGCGCAGCAAGTAAAGTCGACTCTTTCGACGGCAAATACTGCGCTCGCATCTGCAGTTCGATACGACACCGCAGCGATGGGGCTGACAGCAAGTCAGCAGCAAAATGCAAGAGCGAACATAGGCGCACTTGGAGCTTCGGACGTTGGCGTGGGCCGACTCAGCAAATCCGTCGCAGGGGGCGTCGACGTCACATTGACGGCAACAGAAGCAGCGAATCAGTTTATCGAACTCACTGGTACATTGACCGCATCGATCAACGTCATAGTACCCGCCGCGACTCGTCTGTTCTTCATCTTCAACAATACCAGCGGCGCATTCACGGTGACGGTAAAAACGCCGAGTGGAACAGGGGTAACCGTAACGCAGGGTTACCGAATGATGCTGGAATGCGATGCGACTAATGTGGTCAATCCGTTCACGGGGCGGATTGGAAACGACTTCGTTGTCGGGTCTCTCGGTGTGACTGGCGATATATATACGGGGACGACAGGAGGGCAAGTCAAGTTATATGGAGCTGGTACATATGGCTCGGCAAACACCGAATACATAGCCATGTATCACAACGGATCTAGCGGGGGGATATTTAATAGCTTGGCTAGTGGAACTGGCACAACAAGACCATTTCAGTGGCTGATGGACAGTTCAATAAAGATGACTCTGAGCACTTCTGGATACTTTACGGTTACGCAGAATATAGACGTGGGTAGCGCATTCTCAACTGCATCTGGATTCTCTGCGCAATTTCAGCATCAGCACACCACGCTTCCTTATGCCGTGCGCGCTTACCATACCACTGATGTTAACAGCACTACATCAAACTTTATCACATGTGATGCAGCTGCATCCATCCTCCGAGCTGGAATCAGGACTAACGGTGGTCTCGCAAACTATTCAGCCAACAACGTCAATATATCTGACGAGCGTCTAAAGAAAAATTTCTCGAAGGTGGGGAGTTATCTATCCAAATTCCGTGAGCTGGAATTTTTCACTTTTCTTTACAAGGACCAGACTGACGATGAACTCAATCTTGGTGTCAAAGCTCAGCAAGTTCTTGCAGTGGCTCCGGAACTTGTTGATCAGTCCGGCTTTGGGAAGACTCCCATTGATGGCATTCCTTTTCTATCCATCTATCAAACGGACTTTCAATACGCAACTGCCGTTGCGCTGCAAGAAAATATCTTCCGTGTCGATGATCACGAATCCCGTATCTCGTCCCTTGAAGGCCGCATTCATTAAAAGGACAAGTAATCAAATGAAACTTTCTCAACTTATTGAAATATTTCCCGCCCTTTCTGCTCTAGCGCAAACCAAGCTTCCTGCAAGAACTGGCTACCGTATTGCCAAAGCAATAAACCTTTTAAAACCAGAGCTCACTGCCTACGAGAACGAGCGCATTAAGCTAGCTGAATCACTCGGCAAGAGAACCGAGGACGGCCAGCAGTTTAAGTTTAATGATGGAAACGCGAAGGAGTTCATCCAGCAAATGAACGCTCTAACCGACGAGGAAGTAACCATCGCCTTTCCGACAATTACTCCCGACGATCTTGGTGATGTAAGCATCGAGCCGGCGCACTTGGCAACTCTCGATGGAATCATCATCAAGGAACTAATGAAATGAAACACGTGCTTTGCAAGGCATAACTTCTACCAGTTGTAGTACTGGTGGGCAGGACTTAAACGAGCGAAGGAACAGTCCTGCATTGCGGAAATAAATAATCGGAAAGGATCTTCAAATGACAAATCTTTGCGACAAGGATGCATACGGCTGTCAGTACGCCCGAAACTCTGCTGAACTGGCTGTGAAGAAGGTGTTTGCAATTCTCGGCGTCGATATCGACGTTCCAAAGGATGTCGAGCAGTTTCGTGAAAACTTGCGGTTCGGAGCAGCAATGAAGCGAGCAGCAGACCGTGGCTTGCTTGCCATCGTTGGCGTCATTGCTACGGCATTTCTTGCCGCCCTTTGGTCCGGTATCGTGCAAAAAATTGGGGGGCAGTAATATGTTTTCAGCGCTCATTGCATTTTTTGGTGGAAGTGTGTTTCGCATGATATGGGGAGAGGTTTCTTCTTGGGCCACAGCCAAACAAAATCATGATCATGAAATTGAGCGCCTGCAGTTGCAGTCTGAGTTTGAAGGGCAACAGCACGCGCGCAACCTTGAATCAATCAAACTGCAGAATGAGTTGGGCGTGAAGGTGATACAGGTGCAACGCGATTCAGACATGGATCGACTTGAGGGTGAAGCTTGGACCGGCCTTGTGGACTCTACAACCAAGCTATCAGGTACCACGTTTCTAGACGTTTGGAACGGTGCAATTCGTCCGATGCTGGCGACTCTGGCGATCAGCGTCGTGATTGCTGAGATCGTCCGCAATGGTTTTACCCTTTCCGAGTGGGATAGGGAATTGGTTGGCGCAATCCTGGGTATCTATGTCGCTGACCGTTCGCTACTCAAACGTGGCAAATGAATACCGTCCTCGCAATTGACGTAGCGGCCTCGTTGGTACGACGTTTTGAGGGATTCAATCCTTCACCCTACTTCTGTCCGGCTGGAGTGGCGACGATTGGTTATGGCGCGACCTTTTACGAGGATGGCTCAACTGTTACAATCCGCGATGCATCGATTGCACGAGAGCGGGCCGAGTTACTGTTGATCTGGATGGTGCGGACGCATTATCTGCCGACAGTGCTCAAAATGTGTCCCGGCGTTGATTCACCGAAACGGCTTGCATCACTCATCGACTTTACGTTTAATCTTGGCCCTGGCAGATTGAGAGCCTCGACCTTGCGGAAAAAAGTCAATACCGGCCACTGGAGACAAGTGCCATCAGAACTGCGGAAATGGGTAAAAGGGGGTGGCAAAAATCTGAGAGGCCTGGTTGCGAGGCGTGAGGCAGAGGCCTCTCTAATTTGACTCTACGTGGCCTATACGGTGTGTTAAAGCTAGCCTTTCATCATCAGCCTGCACATCACGGGCCACGACTCTCTAGATCGATTGGTCCCGACAAAACCACTCAGGGTAGATCCATACCGCCTGCCCGGATTTCGATCGAGATCAAAACAGTTCAACTGACTGAAGTTCCAGAATCAGTCTTGGGTGAGCAAAAAAACTTAAGTTGGGGAATTCTCTTCTTCAAAGGGTGCTGCTAACATGCTGGGCGATTGTTATAAAATCGACAGATAATTATGGACAGGATCAAGGTGTGATTTAAATTGAGGAACTGGGTCGGAGAGAAATCCGATCTCCTCTGAGTAGGAATATGGTATTCAACACAATTGAATAATATCGTATTGGTGCTGATTATTTACCAATTAGGACTCACTAAGGGAGCTGGCATTGGTCGCTCAGAATCAATAAATAAATCGCTAGATTGCTAACTAGGAAGAAATGTTTTATGAATATTGTAGGAATCAACGATGGCCACAACGCCTCAGTGGCGCTATCGGAAAATGGGAAGATAGTATTCGCGTTATCTGAAGAACGGCCGACGCGATTAAAAAATTATTGGGGTTTTCCAGAGCAGTCTTTGGATTACATTTTCGCCAATTATAAAAGCAAAAGTGATATCGATTATTTCGGTATATTTAGAGAAAGTGGTGCTGATTTCCTGGTCTATTTATGGGGGGGCTCCGTAGTATCAAAAAAATACTCGCCTAGATGGTTTGTGGCGAGTCTGCTAGGAATAGTAGGTCCATTCTTTATGAATGTTTTGGATAAAGTTATTCCTAAATCATTTATTGTTAATTTCTACGCTAGACGGCTTGGCGTTGCAAAAGAAAAAATTGTACTTGTTAACCATCATCGTGCGCACGCTGAATCTGCCGCCTTCTCTCTTGATCGTACGGTCGATTGGCTAATATTTACTGTTGACGCTGAAGGGGACTTGGAGAGTGCTACAGTTTATAAATTAAATGCTCAAAACCTTCAAAAAATGGCATCGATTAGTAGAAAACATAGCCTAGGTTACTTTTACACTTGGATCACCGAATATCTTGGAATGAAGCCTAACGAGCATGAATTTAAAGTGATGGGGCTGGAACCGTATGTTAGAAAAAACACAAAAGAATACAAGCGTGTACTAGGTAAGTTGAATGCACTCTTTTCATTTGAAGGTCTAAATTTCAGATCAACAATACCGACGACATCTACAGGCTTTAAAAAATTTCTAAAGCGAGAACTGTACAAGGAGCGCTTTGATAATATTGCAGCGGCAGCTCAAATAACATTAGAACAGGTAGTGATTAAATGGGTAGAAAATTGGATGAAGGAGACCGGAATTAAGAATATTGCATTGTCTGGTGGAACAATGATGAACGTCAAGTTGGTACAAAAGCTTGCAATGCTAAATAATGTTGAGAAATGCTATGTTGTTCCATCGTCAGGTGACGAAACGACAGTATTTGGCGTTTGCAATTATATTAACCAGCGACAAAGTGAAGGGATGCTTGAAAGTTTGAAGAGTTTGTACTTGGGTCGAGCGTGGACGGATATTGAAATCCAGGATTGGATTACTGGAATTGACGGAAGCGGGTTTGAGATTAAGTTTTACAACGACGGCGCTGAACGTGAAATTGCACGTTTACTTTCTGCTGGGTGCATCGTAGCCAGATTTAATGGAAGAGATGAATTTGGAGCTCGTGCTCTGGGGAATCGCTCTATACTCGCGCATCCGTCTAATCCGGATACGATATCAACGATCAACAAATTAATCAAAGACCGCGACTTCTGGATGCCGTTTACCCCGTCTGTAATAGAGGATAAAGCAGAGTTGTACATCCGTAATCCAAAGAATATCTATAGCCCTTACATGGCAATGACATTTGATTCAACTGACCTAGGAGCATTGAACTTCGCCGCGGCAACCCATCCATATGACAAGACAATGAGAATCCAGATGGTTTCGAAAGATTGGAATCCATCGTACTACAAAATACTTGAATGTTTTGGAGAAATTACTGGGATCTTTGGAGTATTGAATACATCTTTCAACCTTCATGGGGAACCGAATGTATTTTCACCTGCCGATGCATTGAGAACCGTCGTTAATTCTGGCTTAGAGTATCTGGCTATTGGTAACTATATTCTAAAAAAAATTAACTTGAAGCCGATAGAATGAAGTGCCCGCGGAACTGGCTTCCATCCAAGAAGAATAGAGGTGTTTGGCGATGGAATTAGTCGGTGACGGAGTTTTTCCAAACGCTGTATTGGCAGGAGATGGAAGGAATCTGGATAAGTATTGATTCGCAAGAAAGTGAATTGATGCGTGGCAATTTACTTTTTACAAATTCTGGAGCTGTGTCCGCCGGAGATTACTTGATACTATATTGCGGTCTGCGATGATGGATAGATGGTATATGGGATGGTCGAAGCCGTTCGCAAGTGTATGGCGGAGCACTTCAATGACCGCCCCATGCGACAAAGACTCATAGAAAGTCTGCAGGCTAGCAGTATGGAAATACTTTGTGGCGTGCGTCTGACTACTTATTCCATCCTTCTTGACACAGATGGCATACACTGCCTAAAGTTCCATCCTCCCTATAATAGGCCAGCATAAAAGCGTTACGTCGAAAATCTCGATAATATGTAGCCAAGTCAATGCCGCAAGTGTCGCAGCGAATTGATGTGTTTGAGGAAGGTGGCATTCCATCAGCATAAACGCGAGTTCCTTTAGGATTCATGCTTATGCGAGCCGTCGCTTCTAATTCTTCGTGAGTGGAGGCGCAAATGAAAAGCGGGGATCCAGTTTGGAGAACTGTCCCTTGTTCGACCAATGGGCGAATGTAACCATCCGTTTCAGCAGATACTTCAACCACCGAATTGAGAGATTGTCCTTTCAATTCAACTATCTTCTGACCGTTGTTAACAAAATCATCAGTGCCAACATGCCAAGCCACAACCTTAATCCAATCTTCTTTGGAGTTCGTTCGCGGGGCGAGAATTATAGATGTCATGCGCTTCTGATTTTCGCGGTTTCTCATTCAGGGAGGGCTCTCAGAGCCGCTCGTCATTCTACCCGTAATGTTCGCGTTAGGCACTCTTTCATTGGCCATCCCTGTCTCGATCTTGGAGGTAGCGCCGCCCATCTCCTAGTGTAATCGCGTGCTGCTTGGCTGAGTCGATCTGGGGATGCCTATAGATCTATCCTCGAGAAAATCCCGCCCAATACTCCGGTCGTGATGAGCAGCGTCACGCCTCTCTCACCCAACATTGTGTGGCTCCTCAAGTTCAACACTTCCTGAACGTAACTATATGATTTCATTAGAAACTGGTTCTAAAACGCAGACTACAAAACGGGTTTGACGAGGTCTGATGGTGTCGGCAGTG